CCGGTGTCCGAACGCCGCCCCCCGCCAACCCCGGCGTCCCGCCACTCATCCTCGGCCCTCCTGGACTCTTCGGTGGCCGCACTCAGGCTCGCTTCAGCACAGGTGACTTCGGCGAGGGCACTACTGCCCAACGCACCCAACTCGCACTCCCTCGGCTCCCCCACCTCTGCGGCGTGCTGGACGAGATTGAGTTCGCTGATATCCCCGAGCCCGAGCGGGTACGCGAGGACATCCCCGACGAACACTGCGTTGCCAACTTCACCCTGGGGACGACTTTCGAAGGCACCCACCTCACAGCGGCTAATGTGGACTCGCTCTTAGGCATCTACACCCCCCACCCTCGCGCAGCCACCGTTCGCGAGCATCTCCACAACCATATGCTCACGCAGCAGGTTCGCGACCAGGCCACCTTCACCGAGGGCCTGTTCCTACAGCACCGCAGGGACGACCAGGCCACCTACGATTGGTCCATAGCTAAGCGCATCGTGCGCCCCGATCGCCGCACCATGGCCGGGGGGTCGTTCGCTGGTCACCTGCTCTTCCGCGCCTTCGTGTCCACTTACGGCATTAAGCCGGTCGCCTTCAATGTCAGCCACTGGGAGGCTGCGCTCGAGGAGGACCAGTCTCGCATGCTCGATAAGGGTCACCGCCGGCTCGCCGGAAAGGCCAGCTTCGCTGATCCCACCCTTGACCAGCAGCGCGTCCACCTCTTCCTCAAGGCGCAGGCCGTCACCAAACCCGGGTGCGTTGACCGCGATGCTAAGGCCGGGCAGATCGTCTTGGAGCTCTCCACCCACGCCGCCAAGCGCTTTGGCCCACTGGCCAAGTACATGACTCACCGTCTCAAACAGCAGCTGCCCCGGAATGTCTTCTTCCTCGATGGTAAATCCGACGCCGACATGGCCGCCCACGTCACCGAGTTCTGCGACTTCTCCATCGGTTTCACCGCCACGGACTACGTCGCTTTTGACAGCACCCAAGGCCCGGAGTTCCTATCCTTCGACATCGCCCTCATGCGACACTTCGGAGTGCCGGAGCCTGAGATCAGCGACTACGTCCACTTCTTCACCCACCTTAACACCTACATGGGCAAGCTTGGCTTCATGCTCTGCACGGGTGAGAAGGGGACCTTCTTCAAGAACTCTACCCGCAACATGGCCTACACCGCTCTCAAGTACAAGATGCCCCGCAGCCCCTCTTCCTCCGCGGTCGCCATGTACTTCGCAGGTGATGACTTCGCCATCAACGCCCACCTTCAACTCAATGGCTCGTGGCAGCACCACAAGCCCCTGTTCCGCCTAGAGTGCAAGGAGGAGACTAGTGACACCTACCCCA